ACTTCGATGAACTCTGGGTTCGAACGAATGTCACGTGACTGCTTTGGGTGTACGAACTGTACGTATGTCTCACCTAAGCGAGGGATGTTCTTACCAGCAAGAGTAAGAGCAGCGTCCTTAACAGCACCTGTAGTCAACTTGAAGTTGCCGTCTAGGTCTGAGAACTGTGTTGCAGCAGTTCCTTCGTTATACCAGTCGTTGACACCCTGAAGTGCAGAGCGGTCGTAACCGAACACTGCAGAAGTTGCTGCAGAAAGTGTGTTACGTGCCTGAATATCTAGGTATTGTGCCATGTGACGGCCAAGAAGACGTGAAGCAGAAGCCATTACGTCATCGAAGGATGCGTTTAGAAGAAGTTCAGAAACTGCTACTGCGTAGCCATGTTCTGCAACTGTAATTGCAATCTGCTCTGCAGTAAGAGCGCTCGTTGTCATACGAACACCTTCTGTTAGAGGAGATGGGTCTACTGCGAAGTTCTTGTAACGAAGGAAGTTCACACGAAGACCAGGAGCAACTCCTAGTTCAGTCTTCTTAACAGCAAACTGTTCAAAACGAAGAATTGGCATTGCCTGGAACAAGATTTCCTTGGACCAGATTGTCTGGATTGCTTGATTCAGAGATGAGTTAGAGCCTGAATAAGCGGTAGGGGCGCTGGCGAGTTGACCAGTACCTGTAATTGCACTTGCCATTTAGGTCAAGTCCTTTCTAGATAGATGTTTGGGTTAACCGAACAGTCCCTGACCACGATTGTTTGCTGCATTGCCAAGTAATTTGGCTCTTTGTTTCGCATAGTCTGCCAATGACATATCCCTGATTGAATCAGGAGTTAACGATTGTGTGTCCGAATTGGTGTCGAGGGGTCCTGCGGCAGGTGCTGTTACGCGAGGTCCTGCCATTTGTGCTCGTGCAGACTGCATAGCCTGTTGAGCGGAATCGAGAATTCGAGCAGACTTTTCTACTAAAGTTGCGATGCTCTGCTCAATTGCATCTGGTGAATCACCTTCAATTAAATCGATAAGTTCAGGAATGATGTTATTTCGTTCCTGTTCCAATCGAGATTGACGATAATTCATCAACTCTTGGAATTTGCGCTCTTGGTCTAAGAGTGCAATAGCACGTTCTCTTTCAAGACGTTCATTCTCTAGTTGAGAATGGAATTCTTGCTCCTTCTTTTTGAGAAGGTCTTTAAAGGACAGTTCGTTTTCTTCCTGTTCCTTCTTCAACTGTGCTGCACGGTTTTCCTCTTCAGCAATACGTGTTTGACGTTCTGCTTCACGAGTTTCCGCTTCCTCACGTTCTTTCTTAAGGGACGAGAGTTCTTCTTTCATCTTTTCAAGTTGTGGATACAACTTTGCCTTTTCTTGCTCACGAGCCTTTGCAATATCATCGGCTGTGTAAGCAGTAAATGACGAATTTGCAGTCTGGGTTTCAGCCTGACTACTCATTGTTAAATTAACTGCAGACAGATTTGCATCTGTCATATCTACTTGGTTATCCATAGCAGTATTCACTTATCTTTCTTGTGTAGTTGTCCGTATGCCTTTCGGCGTAGCCCTTGGTTGTTATGAGATAATTGCATTACATTTGTACGCAATTGTCTCGTTATATTCCAAACTTTTTACAGATTGGAAATCTACTCTTTATCTACCGTTCGTCGTTGTGGAATCTTGGTTCCATAGGCTTGAGTAAGCAAGTCATTTCTAATGCCTGCTTCTGCTTGGTCCTCAATCATCTTTGCTTCTTGAACAGCGGGGTCTTCAACCTTTTCTGGGGTTGGAGCGCCTTCAATACCGTCACCCATAACATCCCCATCCCCTAACTGCGTTGGTGCTAGTGGGACTGCGTTTGCGCCATCAGGTCCAGGCATCATTCCTGTTAAATCTTGAATTTGCTTCTGTATTTGAACTCGAATAAGGGATAACGCACCGTCCGCCTTGGCATCTTCCATAAGTTCACGGCGAATTTCTTGTAGTTTCTCTTCAGGGAATTCCTCTCCTAGAGTACGAAGAGCGCCTTCCTTTGACTCAAGGCCCATACCAAGTTTGGTTTGAATTTCATTAAGCACAATAAGTTTGTCTAGAGGAAGAGGAGGTGGGAACTGTACGTAGTTCATGTACGAGATTGGGTCATTAGGGTCTAATCGGTCTAGTTGACCTGCCTTGATTGGGCCGTCCTCATCTGGGTTGTACAAGAATGTTTGCGGTTCTTTGATGACAAGGGTGCGAAGTGCAAGTTCATTGATTCGCTCAAGGCCCTTACCATACTGCGCTACCTTTTGTGAGTAGCGGTTCATCAGTGGTTGATACTGAATAGACAGAGCAACACCTGATGTGTTTGAGATTGGTTGAACTTGTCCAAGCGCAGTCTCAGGAATATTCATCATTTCGTGCATTGAGCGTTTCAACAACTCAAGGTATTTTAATGCGCCATCAATTCCTTGTGCACCACCTTCAAGGTTGAATACTTGGGCGTCTTTTGGAAGACCTCCCCAAACTTTCTTTGCACCTTTCTCAAGGTTAGAGGCTTTAGCACCAACGATAACTGTCACAGGAGAAGCGTGATAGTTAATGATGTCTGCGACATCGGTGCTGATTTCGTTATATGCACGGTTGATAGTGATGATGTCATGTGCGTCCGAGAGACCCCAGGGTGAACCTGAAACAGGAACGTTAGGAATATGTACCACTGGAATAAGTCCAAGTGGATTTGGACGTGAATCGATGAGTTCATCATTGATGTACTCTTCAATTACGTCATCAGTTAAAATTTCAGTGTAAGTAAACACTTGACGGGTACCCTCTAGAGAAGTTCCCCAAAAACGATACTTCTGTTTAAAGCGAAGTAGACGAGTCCTATCATGTGGGTGAAACTCAGGAAAACAAAATGAGGAGTTCATTGGCAGAATGCGAACACGTCCAGGATGGAACCTTCCAGCAGAATCTGTCCATGGCTCTTCGTATGCTACTTTAACAAACACATCGCCTGTAATGCCGCCTTGTTGTCCCATTTCAAGTAAGACACGCATCTTGTCGTTATCTACGTCCCAGATACGCTCTAAACGGTCTGGAATAATGGCCTCAGTTGCTTTTGGCGAACGAAAGTGAACACCGCGACCAAAAACAAATCTTGCAAGGTAGTCATTAAACGCACGATAATAGTTCACTGCAATTTGCATTTCGCCTTGTTCACGACGATAACCCCAGTGATGCCCTAAATACATTGCCCAGTTTAGAGAGTAACGGTTTAATCGAGGACCGTGAACCTCAAATTCTTCATCAGCAAGTTCTACAAGACCAAGTGGTGAAATAGAAATGGTAAGGTCGGATGACGCTGCGCGGTATGACGGTGGCGTGAAATCAAGAAATGACATTACTTCTTGCCTTTATCCTTTTCGGATTTTTGTGTTTCTTTTTTTGAAACTTCTTTTTTAATATTGCGTTTGTTTTCTTGTTCGTGTTGTTGTTTCTTCTGTGCCATTTTGCGACGACGGTCTTCTTCTGTTGTTTCTACGTACTGACCACCTGCTTGTTGATATTTTTTTGCAACCCAAGCACTAGCACCAGGATTAGGCCATGTAGAATATTTTGCTTTGGCCTGTGCGATAAACATCGCATACAATTTTAAATTAGCAGGTTTTCTCACTGAACTCCTCCGAATGCACCTTGTTCCCGCCCATACACTACCGTATAGGCGGGTTCAGGTTGTCTAAATAACTAGTCGTTTACGACTGTTGGTGCTTGGCGCTGTTGACGTCCGCCTGAACGAACAACGGTTTCAATCATCTGTTCTGCACGGTCTGTGTATGTGCCGTGAGCAAACTCGCCGAGCATTGTTGGTGCTTCAATCCATGCAGCCGAACCAACATGTGCACGCTCTGAGAGTGTCTCAGCAGCAGGCTTCTGCCATACAGGTGCATTGCGGTTTGGACGACCTGGAGCAACTGCTGCGCCCTGCTGCATTCCTTTTACGAAATCGTTTGGAACATCAGTATCAGTTGCTACGCCTTCTTCAAAGCGTAGTGGTCCACGACGAACTGGGTTGTCGCCCATCTTGCGCTCGTAGAGATTAGGTGCACGCTCTGGAAAGCGAGGTGCTGGAGAAATAGCCATTGGAGACTCCTTGTTTCTAGGTTTAGGTATACCTGGTAATAGTTTCCACCCTTTTAAGTAGTTTGTGTGGCTTAACCAAAGAAAGGATTACTTGATGCAACAATTTCTGGCATAACGAGGTCCTGAGTAAGGGAGCAAGCGATAGACAAGGAGTCCACAAAGTCGTCATGAGCGTAGGATTCGTCAGGGGCGGCTACAAGAAAATTAGGACCTTTGTATTGCACCTCTGCATCTACCATCTGTTGGTAGAACCGCTTCCACGTTCTTAGGCGCCTTGTCTTTGCATGAGAAGGCCATGAAATCATTTTACGTTGGATTAAAGCCTGTAGGTGTTTCCAACGTTTTGACTGCTCGGATGGGCTTGATGTCAAAGATATAACTTCTGCTCTAGGCAAAAGAAGTTTTAGTCTTTGTGCAACAGCATCACCTACACCGTTAGCGTCTACGCCAACTGCAAGTACGTCATAGTTCTCAAGGAAGTTAACAATTTGATAATACTGCTCTTCCCAGTCATCTCCCTGCATTTCAAGCCAATTGAGAATGCGATGGTCAAAATACCCAAACTCATCAGGCCTATCCCAGTCGACCCAAACAACAGTTACAACGGTGCTGTCTGTCTTACGAGCAGGGTCGATACCAACAACAACTGGAGTCTTGTGCCAAGACTTTACTAACTCTTGTGATGTGTCACCAAGTTCATCCATTACTGATGAGGTAACAAACATTCCACGCTCTAACAACCACTTACAGTTGTACGACATTTGAAATTCATCAGAGTCCTCACCAATACGCAACATTTCTTTTCTAATAAACTTTTCATAGTTTGCATTAAACTTTGCTACATCTTTCCAATCCCATTGGAAATGGTTTTGACGAGAAGCACGACCTGTCTGTCGTCTACGGTTTAATTGAATAGCGCGATAGAAGTTGTTTTTACTAGTCGTTGGTGTGCCAGTCTTTACCATTGTTCCTGCGTAGTACGCCAACATAGGAGAGATAGACTTAGAAACAACAAAGTCGTCGGCTTCTTGACACTCATCGATTATTACAAGATGAAAAGATTTAGATTCAATTTTTGCTCTTGGGTTTGCAGTCATCATTGTGATAGTAGAACCCGATTTCTTTAATCGAATTTGCCTTGTAACACCTCCCACACGTGCGGCTGCATCATCAATTTCAGGGTCATCCATAATTTCTAAAGCACGCTCTGAACTTAAACGAGTAACAGTACGGCCAAATAACGTTTCAGCCTGAGATTCTGTAGGAGCAAATAAACCAACCCAAATACCGTCTTTAAACTTTCCAAGTAAATCAGGATACAGTTTTGCAAGACGGGGAAGTAGAATCATCATAGTTGCTACAGTGTCTGCAACAGTTTCTGATTTACCAGACTGACGAGAAGCAAGAGCAGTGATTTCTTCACCATCATTAATGATGACGGATTCCATAATACGACGAGCAAGCGGTTTCTGGTAAGCGTGCAGGTCGTGTCCCACAAGTACTACGAGAAACTCAAGCATCTTGTCTATGAGTTTGTCTACAAACTGTTGCGATAATTCATCTAAGGGTTCATCAACAGACTCTTCTACTGGCTGCTCATCCTGTAGAAAAAACTCAGGATTGATTTCTTCAAACTTATCTTGTTCCATATGCACCCATTAAACAGCGTGACCCACCTTTTGGGTGGGTCAACGCCAGACCTGTAGAGAGGTGAAGCAAAGAAATCGTATCACAAAACATGACGTTTCTTTAACTCCTTGGCAATTGCATGAAACGCTTCTGCACCCATAAGAACCTCATCAAGGTCGGCAGTGCTATTTTGTTTTTGATATATCGTGATATGTTTCCCAATCGAGTACATCGAGTGCTCCATCCAGGCTATCAAGTCTGGGGTGGAAATCGTCGACACTCTCTTCTCTATCCGAGTCTGGGGCTGGTGTCCATCCTGCTTTTTCCGTAAAATCATCGTAAGTTACATCCCGCCTTTCTAGGGCAGAGTTTAGCGCTTCTTCTTCATCTTTCGCACCAGTCCAACGGCCAATAACTAGGGCACGATAGTTAGGTAGTTTAAATATTAGGGGTTCAGAAGTTCTAAAGGGTTCCTCAATCTCTTGAGTCCAACCACGAACAAGCAGTTTTCCATCCCATTCATAGGGGAATTTAGTCACTTGTACAAATAGTGGTCCAATATTGTGTGCCTTTGGCATTTATCTCTTTCTTGGTTTATTTGCCTTTGGTGCTTTAGGGGTGTTCTTTTTAGCCATACGGTCATACTGCTTACGTTCGTTGGTTAACTGTACAGCGCGGGTTATCTTATACAAAGCCGTGCGTGCGTACGCGGGAAGTGATGAGACACTTGCTGGACCACGTGGTTTGTAGTCTAGAACCTTATAAATGTATTGGCCTTTAGAGACTCGACGCTTAAAGTCTTGCCATTCTGTAGTATTGACTTCATAATAGTTGTAATAAGTACCGTCACGAAATACGACAGTCAACACTGAACGCTGGCGGTCATAACCAGCGGCTACAGTGCGAGGGCGTTCTGGATTAGTTGTAGAGGTTGGCACTAGAGATAACGGCGCTGGAGCGTCAGACTCGCCAAATTGCGGACCCTTTTCACCAGGAATAACTACTTCACCAGTGTCTAAATCTTCATCGTAGTACTTACGACCAGCAGAACGGTCAACAAAATTACCTTGTGCGTCTATATAGTAGACGTCTTCACCGAGTCCTGGAAATACTGCCTCACCTGCCTGATTACGACGAGCAACGTCGTCAGGGCTTTGTGGGTTGTAGAAGCGCAGGGTTTCATCTGCGCTTAATAAGGATACTGTTTCAAAGAATTCACCAGCAGATGCTGCTGTAGGTAATGCAGAAAATGGACTTTGAAATGAGCCCTCTTGTGACAAGGCCTTCATCATTCCTGCGGTTGTCTTGGAGCCGATTCCATACGGCTTACCCATTGCTCCCAATAATTCTTGAGCAGAGGGGAGGGCAGGCCGACGACTAGCGCCTGCTCCTCCTCCTCTGACTCGTGCCATAACTTATATTAGGACGCTACTGCAAATGGTGTAATTGTTACTGCTGCACCTGGTGCTGTGTTGTTTGCACCTGCGGCAACTGATTGAGTCTTGATAGTTCCTTCAAGACCGACAGCAGTTGCTGATAGTCCTGTAAGTGCAAGAACATCAGTGTTTGTACCTGTTGCAGTAAATGAGTTGGTGCTTGAAGTTGCAACGGTGTATGTGCCGTTTGCTGTTGCA